ACCATTTGATATGCTTGAACAAACTTTTGAACATCCTCAATTGATTGCTGTTGTGCGATCGGGCTTAAAACCTGGACTTGAACAAAGAAGCTGTCAATGTCAAATCCTTTGGGCAAAACAAGCAATCCCTTCTTTTCTAAAATTTCAATCACTCGGCGGAATAATGGAATCACATATTCAAAGATAAGCCGTCCATAAGATGCGCCGATGTCGGTGGCCAAAGTCTTGACGCGTTCCGCAATTTCCAAAGCAGAACGAACAGGACCGTTTTCTTGTGGCAAGCGATTGTCCAACATGATTTGACGGATTTGGTCCTTCAAATCGTTCAACATAAATTCTTGAACCTGGAAATCACCGGTCTTTGGCAATGGCTCAATTGTCCGTCCTTCCGGTCCGCCGTTCCGTTGCACCGCAATGAATGCACCTGGCTTTATTTTGACCGTGTTCGGATTAAATACGCCGTCATTGATGACCGTATAAACGCCAAAGACGCTAAGAGCAGCCAAGCGCAATGACAACTCTTTCATCTTGTTCAATGTTTTGATGTCGGGCAAGGCCATCAAGACGGGACCCACTCCTATCGCGAAGCCCGGGATTTTCATCCACCGCGGAATAATGACCGGGCAAGTTTTACTTTCGGAGTGATAAATCACTTCTTTTTCGCTTTCTAGCAAAACCTCATAATGCCAAATGAACATGTCGTAGTCATAATAAAAACATTCCTTGACCTCAACTTCATCATCGGGCTTGTCCTGAATAGCATCGGACAATGTGGATGAAATTTCAGCTTTACGCCATGTTTCTTTGATTAAACGATGTTTGATTTTGCGTTGGCGAACAATAAAGTCAATAGTCCCATTTTTACCTTCAAGGAATCCCATTTGCATGATAGGCGCAGACAGGAAATTCAAAGGCATCGTTTCATCGCCTTCAAGGCAGAACAGAATCCCAGTTCCTTTGCCGAGTTCACGATACATTTCAGGCGCAGCTGTATTGAAGTTTGACGCCGCTAAATTGGCAAAGATGATGTCGGTAATACTTTCAAGGGCTTTGTCAATCTTGTCCCGTTTATCTTCTGGAACCGCAGGACCAACATGGAGTTCAGCCCAGCGTTGAAATGGTGGTGTGAATTTACTCACCATCGTGTTGACAAAGTTATTTGACGCAATCATCGCCGTGCTGTCATACGACTTTGTGGCCGTTGTCAGTGTTTGCGCTGATGAAGTGCTGTTCAAATATGATTTAGAGAAAGGATTTGTGTATTCATCAGCATCTTCCAATAGCGACCTATTCGCTTCTATTTCAGCGCGCGAACGCTTGACGCGTTCAATAAGTGCTTCAATTTTCAGTCTGCTCATAATTTTTTATCCTAATGTATTGCGAGTTGATGGGATGCTTTCATCGGAAATTAAAGATTGGACACCAGTATTACGGCGCATTCTTAAAGCCGCGTCCTGTTGCTTTTTTAAGAGCTTTTCCTTTTCTTTTGCTTCGGCTTCTTGTTTTTTTTGCAAAGCAAGAGTTTCCCCGGCAATTCTTGTTGATGGTTTTCTAAATGCTTGTGTCATTTTGTCCCTCTATCCCAAAATTTTTCGCATAAATTGTTGAATCGTTTCATTTGAAATCAAAGAATTTTGGCTTCTTGCGCTTTTTTTCTTTTTAATATCTTCCGCAAGGGCCGCAGCTTCTTTGTCATGTTTGGCAGCCTTTTCCTTTTCTTTTGCTTCGGCTTTTGCCTGTTTCTTCGCAGCTTCGGCTTTGAAGGTGCTTGCGTAAGCATTACCACCAACGGCTTTACTTACTTTACCAACAGCCTTTTTTAATGTTCTACCCAATCCCATTTAAAAATCCTTTTGAAAAATTATTGTTCCGCCATTTCTTACTAAATATTGAAACAGCCCTTTTGGCGAAACTATAAAAGGGTTTTCAATTCTTAAAATCGCTTTGACGATGGACACGCAGGTCATAATCCCACGCCAACGGAATCTTGTTCCGAAATCTTTTGGCATTGGATATTTGACGATCGCCGTTCCATCAAAATTCTTCCAATTGTCAATTTCCTTTTGAACGCTTGAACCTTTTAAGATTGCAAGACCACCGGCCAATTGTTCGCAAACAATGCTTTTGTCCCCATCATCTATGAGGGCCAAACAATGCGACCAATTCCGGTTGCATACCAAATGCCAAGGCGCAGAAATCGGACCGCGCCGCTTATCAAAGAAAATGTATGCATCCATCAAAAGGCTTCCCAACTTGTCGTGTCAGCAAACGAAACAGCCGGTAATGGCCGCGCGTTCACCGGGTTAAACCGCATGTAGCCTTGCGCCATATAACGGAAAGCATCAGCCGCGTGGCTGGTGTAATCGTGCTTTGGCTTCAAGGACCAATCCTTGTTTTTATCAGACCAATCCCTTTGATAAAGTCGCAACTTTCGCAACCCTTCGGAACAAGTCTGTTTGTTAAACTTGCATTTTGGCAATAAACGCCGAACCGCATCAATCCCATCATCAACAGATGAAGCTTGAAGAACTTCAACGCGCCCGACATTCATCCCACGAAGCGCATCCAACCGACTGATTCCAGTTGAAAAGTCCGTGTTCCGTATGTCATGCGGTAATATGTGGAAGTCATACATATAGGGCTTTTCTTTCAAGACTTTCACATAATGGGGCAATCCAACCCCGGACGCTTCATAATAGTCAATGACTTTCAATTCATTACCGACCTTTTGGGCAAACCAAATGGCAGTGCTATCACCGACACCAATATCCCATGCAGTGATAACAGGCAAGGACGGTTCATAAGGTTCGGTATTGATTCGGCCCTGTTTTTCCAGTTCATCAATTAGATGGCCATAGTATGAACCAAGGACCGATGATGTGAAAGAACAAAAATATTCTTGTTGAACAAGAGCATTTGCCGCTTCCGTTCCTAATTGTTCCGTCAGTTCGCGCAATTCTGTTTGAATTCTTTCCGGTGAAACAATGTGTGTGTCATCAACCGTCAGCTTTTGACAAAACCAATCCGGGGATTCAGAAGCAACCCGGAATAACTTTTCACCGTGATTTTGTCCGCGTGGCGTATATGGGAAGATCGCCCATCCGTTATTTTCAACCAAGATCGGACGGATAAAATCCCAGGCCGCAGGATTGCCGATTGAGTATTCCGAAAACACAACGCCCCGAGGGTTCGCACCAACCAGGCTGTCATAGTTATCAGAACCGACACATTGCCAAATTGAACCGTTCAAAAGTTCAATCTTCATTTCAGTGTCATTGCACGATTTGCGGATTTCAGGCGGAAAAACTTGGTCAATCAATCGCTTTTGATTGACGACAGCATTCCAAACAATTTTTCGGACTTGCTTTTGTTCCGGGGCCATGTGCCAGTATAGACCGACATTCTTCATGGCATCCCATGCCGTCCAATTGATTGCAGTGCTATCTTTACCAGCGCGCCTATGCCACACAAGGACCGCACGATTCCCGCCATTTTCCATATAACGCCAAAAAGGCAATTGATATGGCCGGGGCTTCCAATCATTCGGAATTGTGATTTCCGCCATTTTTGTCCCCTTTATAACTCACTAATTTCACAACCAACCCTTCCAAAGACCCAGAAACCTCGGTCGGAATGACCCGACCGAGTAAACTGAGAAACGCCTTTGGCTGTGTATGGGCAATTTCAACAAGGTAGGAAGCACCGCCAACTTCATCAAATGCAGCAATCACGGCTTCTTTCACTGTTTGGGTGGTCTTGTTTGGGGTGCCTTTTGGCCGCCCATTCAGATTCCCTGATTGTCCTTTTTGAAATTTTGGCATAGTGTTGTTTCCTGTTTTTTCCCTGTTTTTTTCAGGGATATAATGAAAGGTAAAAATAAAAAAAACAGCATCGTTCAATGCCGCCTTTATTAAACATTTTGAAGTAAAAGTGAATAGACTTCACCCTTACCCTATAAATATACCACATTTTGTGCAAAAAGTCAAGTAAAAACACAATATCTTGTGTTTTTTTATTCAAACGCCGAACAATTGGCCGCCAAAAACACACATTTCATGACCGCTTTCGTAGAATTGGCATTGTCCGGTCCTCATGTTGGGGCAATAGACAATGGCCTTCTTTTTTGTGGAAAAATCCACGAAGCCATATCTTGAATTGTTCCCGGCCGCATCCGTCCCGGCCATGTTCTTGACCCGATCAAGTGTCAATATGAATTGACAATCTTTCGGCTTGTTTTCTTTTTTATCCACATGCGCTGGCCTCCCTAAACCAGTAAATAGCGCGCCTGATATAGATGTTCATGTTTTCCAAAGAGCCGAACACATTTTG